ATCTATATCATTTGAAATTCAAAGGGATGCTCAAGAGTTACACGACAAAAAAAAAAGTTCTTTTCAAAAATTAATTAAAGTTGATAAAAAAATGGCAACTTTAATTAAAACAGAAAAGAAATACAAAAAACATATCCAAAATAAAGACGCTATAGAAAAAAAACTACTTGAGGATGTGTCTAAAAAAGCTAAAGAAGTTCAAGAGCATTTAGAGAGGGTTAATAATGTTCGTAAATGGGGTCGAGACTTTAGCGATTATAGGACCAATTATATAGATGATCCTGCAAGCGGTGATTTTATAGCTACTTTAAATAAATGCTGTTATGAAGAGTCACTACAATATGTAAGTGATAACCATAAATTAAAAGCACAACTTGAGGACATGAGAGATCAAGTCATTATGACTATTAATAGCGGTCTTGCATTAGCTACAACTCAAGCAGAAGTAAAAAAAATATATAATGAAGCAGGTATAGATTACTATTTACCTCAAGCATTATTACAGTTACCATCTAAATAATAATAAACATTAAACCCTGATTAATTAATTTTAGTCAGGGTTTTTTATTGGTCCTAAAGATCGTATCAAGATACAAAGCGACCCATCGCACAATCTCGCATATATAAGCGGATCACAAATTACATAGATATTAACCGAATTGTCGTAACGATAAGTAAACAGTTATCACTTGTTATAGTGTTTTTGTCTGCGATTATTTATAATTTTTGTTTTTATTTTTTGCCATATAGCCAAAGTTTTAGCCGCAGCCACAACATATATATATACCGGATTAGAGGACACCCTTACACACAGCTTCATCTTCATCTTGCCAGACCAACAATAATAAACTAGATATGGTATATGAACTATTTTTCATCAGAAGATATGGATTGCGTTTGCTACATTGAAGAAAAAACAAACAATGTAGTAATCAAATTCTTTAATATGCCAGATCATTCTTCTGCTGAGTTATTTACAATGTTTGCTATGAACAGATTGGGTTTTGATTATCACCCTCTAAATGAAAATATGCCTAGCAAATGAGTTCACTAAGTTATGGATATTAAAATACCTTATACACCTCGTAAGCATCAAGCCTACATTCATAAACAAATAGATAAGCACAGATGGAATGTACTCGTATGCCATCGTAGGTTTGGTAAGACAGTTGCAGTATTAAATCATTTGATTAGATCAGCTTTGACTTCTAAGAACAAGAACCCTAGGTATGCCTATATATCACCCACCTTCAAACAATCAAAAGCTATTGCTTGGGATTATATAAAACAGTTTACCGCCAAAATACCCCACACCAAATTCAACGAAACAGAACTTAGAGTTGATTTACCAAATGGCTCTCGTATCACCTTGCTAGGCTCAGAAAACTCAGATGGCTTGAGAGGTATCTACCTTGATGGCTGCGTGATTGATGAATATGCGAATGTAAATGAAAAACTATTTCCTGAGATTATCAGACCAGCACTATCCGACAGAAAGGGGTACTGTGTTTTTATTGGGACTCCGCAAGGAATGAATAATAATTTTTATGATCTGTACCAACACGCACAAGGTGCGGATGATTGGTTTCATTATAAAGCTAAAGCTAGCGATACGAAAATTGTCGATCAAGAGGAACTAGACAAAGCGAAAGAGGTGATGGGAGAAAAGAAGTACCTACAAGAGTTTGAGTGTGATTGGATCGCAAACATCGAAGGTGCTATTTATGGTGATGAGATTGCAAAGCTAGATAACAAACGACAGATAACTAGAGTACCATACGATCCTAGCTTACCAGTTTCGACAAGTTGGGATTTGGGTGTTTCAGACCACAGTGCAATTATATTCTTTCAACAACTAGGTAGAGCAATCAATATTATCGACTACCATGAAGAGAGAGGTAAAGGTCTGCCGCATTATATTCAGATGTTAAAAGAAAAAGATTACATCTACAAAGATCACTTTGCACCACACGACATCGAAGTTACAGATTTTAGTAATGGTAAGACCCGGAGAGAGGTCGCCTATCAATTAGGAATTAGGTTCAAAGTCGTACCAAAAATTCCATTAGAAGATGGCATCCACGCAACGACAATGATCTTGCCGAGATGTTGGATTGATGTAGACCATTGCAAAAACTTAATAGATGCGTTAAGACACTACCATAGGAAGTACATCGACAAAAATAGAATGTTCAGATCGAAACCTGTCCACGATTGGAGTTCGCATGCGTGTGATAGCATGAGGTATCTAGCTGTTGGATTACAAGAAATAAATGATAGACAAATTGCTCCACAAAGTGTAGCAGATAATGAATACAGGATTTTATAATTATGGGATCAATATTTAAACCAAAAATGCCAGCGTTGCCGCCACCCCCACCACCGCCAGAGCCGCCTAGCACAGAATTATCCCCAGAGGAAAAAGAGAAAATTAAAAAAGAACAAGATGCTATTAGAAGAAAAAGAAAAGGTAGAAAAGAAACTATCTTAACTGGACCACTTGGTATTCAAGAAACTGAGGAAGAAGCATTGGAAACTTTATTAGGTAAGTAGTATGATTTTAAATAGTATAAAAAAAATTTTTAAAAAAAAACCAGCAGTGAAGAAAACTGTAAAGTTAAAAGACGAAATTAAAATCGAACAACATTTACTTTTTCACAAACAAGATATTCTCGAAACAGCTACAAAAGCAACTAACAATGAAACTAAATCTTCATTAACATTTGGAGTATAATTATGCCGGGTCATTTTGGTGGAAGTCATAGTCATGGAGATAAAAAATCTAATAATAGAACTTCATCAAACAATAATAGAGGAACAAGTTTACATGGTGGATCAACATATAAAGCACCACCTTCTCAAAAATTTACATCTTACACAAAACAAAACTTAAATCCTAATGATGATACTGCTGCAAAAACTTCTTTATTTAAAGAAGCAGGTGCAACTAAAATTCAAAACACTCCTATGATTGGAGCAGGAACTGTACTTAAACCAGTATTTAAAGCAGGCTCAAGAAAAACAAGAACTTATTTTTTAGATGAAGTTTTAACTTCTAAAAAAGCTAAAAAAAATATTGGCTATACACAAGATGAATTTAAAAAGTTAAGTACAACTAAACAAGAAGAAGTTTACAAAGGTTATCTTGATAAAAGAATGTCAGGTCAAACTGATGCCTTTGGAAATGTTAATCCTAATTATGGAAAAGATGATGGTGGTAGCAAACAACCTGCTCAACCACCAGAACCAATATTAGTTACAAAAAATGTTGGTGGTACAGAAGTTCAAACTACTGAAGCAAAACTAGCAGAAGAAAAAGCTGAAGCAGAAGAATACGATGCAAGAAAAACAAAGAAGAGAGGTAGAAGAAGAACAATACTTACTTCTCAAACTGGAGTTAGTGGAAATCTTGTATTAGGTAAACCAACTTTATTAGGTGCATAATGGCAAAAACTGATTTAACAAAAACCATCATGGCGAGATTTGATCGCCTTAAAACTGGTAGACAAAATTGGGAAACACATTGGCAAGAAGTTGCAGATTACATGCAACCTAGAAAAGCTGATGTAACTAAAACTAGATCACGAGGTGATAAAAGAACAGAACTAATTTTCGACTCCTCTCCAATACAAGCTGTAGAATTGTTAGCTGCATCTTTACATGGGATGCTGACTAACCCTTCTACTCCTTGGTTCTCACTAAGATATAAGGATGAAGGACTAGGTGCAGATGACGAAGCTAAACTTTGGTTAGAAGGTGTAACCGAAACAATGTACACTGCGTTTAATAGATCAAACTTTCAACAAGAAATATTTGAACTGTATCATGATCTAATTACATTTGGCACTGCTGCAATGTTTATTGAAGAAGATCAAACTGATCTTTTAAAATTTTCTACAAGACACATCAATGAAATCTATATTACTGAAAATGATAAAGGTAGAATAGATACAGTATATAGAAGATTTAAAATAACACTTAGAGCCGCTGCTCAACAGTTTGGAGGTTCTCTATCCGAAGAAGCTAAAAACAAAGTAGAGAAAGACCCATTCGATGAAATAGATATTTTACACGCAGTATATCCAAGACAAGACTTTAATCCTGCTAAAAAAGATAAACAGAATATGGAGTTTGAATCTGTTTACTTAGAATACAAAAATGGAAATGAACTATCAGTAGGTGGCTTTGTTGAGTTCCCTTTTGTAGTACCAAGATACTTAAAAGCATCGCATGAAATATATGGTAGATCACCAGCAATGACAGCTCTGCCAGATGTGAAGATGCTAAATGAAATGTCTAAGACAACTATCAAGGCTGCGCAGAAACAAGTAGACCCACCTCTGTTAGTTCCTGATGATGGTTTCTTATTACCAGTTAGAACTGTACCGGGAGGACTAAACTTTTATAGATCAGGTACAAGAGATAGAATTGAACCACTAAACATTGGTGCAAACAATCCATTAGGTTTGAACATGGAAGAGCAAAGAAGAACTGCAATTAGAAATGTATTCTATGTAGATCAACTATTGTTACAACAAGGACCACAGATGACAGCAACAGAAGTCATACAAAGAAACGAAGAGAAGATGAGATTGTTAGGACCAGTATTAGGTAGACTACAATCAGAATTATTAAAACCAATGATAGACAGATGCTTTGCAATACTTTTAAGAAACAATCAATTTGCTCCAGCACCTGATTTCTTATCAGGTCAAGATATTGAAATTGAATATGTATCACCATTAGCTAAAGCACAAAAATCTACAGAGCTTTCATCAATCACTAGAGCAATGGAAATATTAGGATCACTTGCTAATGTTGCTCCAGTATTTGATTACATTAACTTTGATGCGTTGGTCAAGCATGTAGCAGATTTAGTTGGCGTACCGCAAAAAGTTTTAAAACTACAATCACAAGTTAATGCTGAAAGAGAACAGCAAGCTCAACTTGCAGAACAACAAGCACAAATGCAACAGATGCAACAAGTTGCAGACGCAGGAGGAAAGATAGCTCCATTAGCGAAGGCTTTGCCTGAAGAGGCAAAAGCTCTAGTTAATGCAGAATAGTATGGATCAAAAAGAACTAGAAAAAAAAATAAAACAACTACAAGAAGATTACAAAATAATATTCAATTCAGATGAAGG